GATTATTTCTACGAATCTCTGCAATTTTCTTCGTATTTCCATCTATTTTCTCTGTGATAAAAGAAATTGTTTTCTTTTCTTCATTGATAAGACTTTCTTTAAAGTGAGCATCAACCTTTTGTTCACAAGTAGGACAGACGTCATCTAGTCTTTCTAGTTTCTGTAACATTCGTTCACAAGCTTTCATACCTGCTTCAAGCTGTCCAAGTTCTTTTTGGAATTCATCAGGAGATACTTTCTCAGTAGCAGTAATACTATTTATTTCATCTAGGCTGATACCAGCCAGCATTTCTTTATACTGATTATTCCTTAGAATTTTTTTATTTTTTTCAGAAATATTTTCAAGTTCTATTGAAAGTGAACGGAACTCTTTCTCTTCTTTATCCGTATTTATTTCTAAATCTAACATAGGTAGTATGTCAGTACTCTCTAATTTATTTGTATTCAACCACTTTTCAACAGTTGCAATTTCTGATGTCACTTCAATCATTTTATTTGAAGTAGTCCGTGCAGCTTCCTTAAATACTTCGAAAAGCTGAACATAGTCATCAAGATGTAATAGATCAATAAGAAACTTTTTTCTATTCGTATCTGTTGCAGTTAGAAACTGTAAACTTGCATTTGTACTCTGATATACAAGCTGTGAAAAGGTTTTGAAATCAATACCTATTATTTCTTGAATAGTCTTGTAAGTATTTGTAGCTGTATGACTAGAGATATCCTCTCCATTCTTTGTAAGTTTTACTTTAATGCTACTACTTCTTTTTACGTCAACTATATACTCATTTCCATCTTTTTCAAATATTAACCAAATAGTATAACCATTACTCATATATCGATTTGGTATATCTGCTTTCTTTATACCTTTTGAGTTTTTATTGTATAAAGCTTCTTCAATAATTAACGGTATGGATGATTTACCCATACCGTTAGTGCCAATAATCTGTGTGACTGTATCAGTATCGAGTCTCAGATTATTGTTTGGTCCGTAGCTGAAACAATTATCCCAACTGAGTTGTTTGAGCGTAATCATTATACGTTCCTAAAATGTCAAATATTTTATCTTCTGGAAGCTCTAGAATATAACTTAAGTACTCTACTAGCTCATCTTCAAGTGTCATATCTTTTTCTAATACTAATGTAGCTTCATTACTTCTTTTTACTACTTTCTTGTCTAAAAGCTCCGAGTTTTCTACTGCTGCAAGTTCTTGTATATTTCCTTCTATCTCATAAATTGTATGATGATAGGTTGTAGGAATCATCTCTGCTGGATCTGTAACTGTTTTGCGTATTAGCTGTGGCAAAGTAAAAGGCCACCAATTCCAAGACCAGTCTTTTGGATCTATAAGTAAATATCCTGTTTCTACTTCTTGTCTGTGAAAAGATGTAGTCATAGGACTACCAGGATATATTATATTCCTTTGAGTATTACTATGTGCGTGTAAGTCTCCTGCAAATACTACAGGAAACGGATCAAATCGCGAAAGGTCTACTTCTGGAGTTACGTGCGGAGGTATTTCACCCCGCACATGAGTAAAAAGAGGCATAGAGGTATCAAAATGCTCTATGCTTCCTTTTTTATGTAACTCTGCATAAGGTAGTACACCGAATCCCATATCTTCATCTACATACGAGATATCAACTACATTAACAAGAGGATTTATGTCTCGCGATGCTTGCTTTAGCTGAGAGAAAAAAGTACGATTTTTACGAGTAGCTTCATGGTTACCATCAAAGATAAGAGTCGGCTTCTTTACATTTCTGAGAAAAGAAAAGTAAAGAGCTAACTCTTCCATACTTGGAATACGGTCAAAGAGATCTCCACCAATAATATGCATATCACAAGTCTTTGCTTGATAATGCACTTGGTCAAAAAATTCTTGATATCTTTTTTTCGCCCACTCAACTGGAACATTCTTTTGCCCCAGCTTTATGTGCCAATCCGCTGTAAATAAAATCACGCTATTTTAAACTCGTCTTCAATAGTTTCGTCAATTTCTTCAGAACCCGCATCACGAATACGGTCTAATAACTCTTTTTGAGCATCAGCAGTAGGACGAGGCATAACTTCATCCATAGACTTAAGATCAGAAACTAATTCAAGTTCAGTTTCATTCAACTCACGAGTTTTGCACTTGAGTGCTTGTAATTGATACTCTACATTGTAGGGAAGAGGACCAGTCTTTACACGCTTGAATTGAACATCCCAACCTGTCACATAGTCAGTTGGATCGCCTAAGTCTTCTGCTGCGGTAATAATTTGTTCCCACAACTTCTTTTTAAGATTTACAACTTTCACTTGACCACCGTCAATACATTGAGTTGCATAGCTCCAGCCACATTTAAGATCAGGATAGTACTCACGAACCCAATCTTTTTCCATGTTGTTGAAAGTTTCTTTGTTTCTGTCAAATGACAAACACTCTAATGGAATGTTTTTGTCATTTTCACCTTTTACCCAGTAAACATACCGAGCAAGAATATCTCCGACAAGTCGAAAACTGTTGTCACCATCTACATATTGAAAGCTGGTAATGCTTGATTTTTGAGCAGCACCTTTGTGCTGGTTGAATTGAATAGCCATTAATGGATCTCCTCTGGTTTGACTTCTTCGTATAGAAAACGGACTTGTTCATCTTCATCTACTGAAAGTAGCCTGTTTGTTTCTATTATTAAGTGTGGATCAGCCCCTATTCCTGGAACAAGAATAGAGTCTAATGTTACCGTTTTTAGTGCTTCATATTCTGCATATGAGCGTAAGCTACACAAAGCAATATACTGGGCAACTTCACGATATGTGTACTTATGAGAGTGGTACAGAAGGATGTCGGGGTGAAGCATGAAACTTTCCCCGGAAAAGTCTATCTGAGAATATTTGTATATCTTATCCCATTTATTTTGGGGGACTTGTTTTTCAACAAGCATACGAAAGATACGAACGGTGTTTACCACCTTTCCTTCCGCATGAATACAGATTTTCTGCCAGTCAAATAAGAACATATATTATACTAAAAAATAACCATTATGTCAAGAACTATTTTTTTAAAGTTGTTTGATTTCATATCCCTGTTTCATGTAGTGACCAATGCGATTTGATGCTTGTCTCTTGGCAGTATTCCCTTTTAGGTGAATGTCAACAATCACAGGATCCCTTTTATTCTCTTCTTTCCGTATAACTCTACCAATTAACTGTGTTAAGAGTGGTTCATTATTTACTGGAGTTCCAAGAATAAGACAACTCAGATTGTTTACTGAGATGCCTTCCGAAAAGATAGCCTGAGTCCCAAAAAGAATGTTCTTTTTGCCGTTTCTCACAGCAGACAAGTACTCTTCTCTTTCCTCGTGCGCTACCTCTCCCGTAATACATATAGCATCTTCGCCTGCGAGTTCGGCGCAAGCTTTCAGAAAATGTACACGATCACTTACGACCAAAACTACATGGCCTTTTGCGGCGTAGGCTGCTGCCGCCATAGCAATGGTATGTCTATACTCGTTATCATTTGCGAGTTTTGTTACTTTATTTGCCCAAGGTATTCTAGCTCCATCCATAAATCGTATTTCTGAACGAAGAACATGAACACTTGGCACCATAAAGTTTTCTTTTGGGGGTTTATAAACATTATGTCCAAAATAATCTCTAAAGACTACATGTTTGCCGTCTTTTCTTTCTATTGTGCCCGATAATCCTATCTTATATCTTGCATAATTTGAATCTATTATTTTAGAAAACGTCGGAGACGAGACATGATGCATTTCATCCAAGATGATTGTTCCAAAAGCATGACGTATCGCTGGAATATTACGGTAAAGAGTTTGAGTATTACCAATAACCACAGGACCAGTAAGATCCATGCTGCCACTTCCAATAATACTTGGTTTAAATCCATAGACTTTTTCTACCTCCTTTGCCCACTGATTTCGTAGTGGGACTGTGTGTGTTACCACAAGTGTTTTTTGACCAAGCTTGCCAGCAATTGCAAGACCTGTAAAAGTCTTACCCCAACTGACCCATGCGTTGATTATAGCATTATCGTCAATTGCGTCATAAACTTCTTTTTGACTTTCTCGTAAATCAAACTTAAAGTTAGGAAGTTCTACTGGTATATGCTCGCGCTTATCGACTATTTCATAGTCTTCTGGTATCAAATCCGTTCTTCCTACTGGAATACTTACTAGATTTGATTTTATTCTTGCCATATTCTTAATAACAAGAGGTGGATCCGTAGGCTTGAAAGAGGGAATAGTATAAGTAAGTTCTTTGTTTAAAATTTCCTTGTATGCTTCCGTTACTTCAAGATATATTCGATTACTTATAACAGCTTTCATTGACCTTCTA